GTCTGTTTCTTTTGTTGGTTCAGTCACGGTTTTAATGATTGGTTGGGCTTGTACCCTAGGTCTTGAGACTACTGCTACTTTACTTAGGAATTCATCTGCTTTTTTTCTTGGGCTTTTAATTGTTCTAGTAGCCGTAACCATCATCGTTGTGATCATCTGCGCCTAATATTAATACCCAAAGCCATATAAGGCCAAGAATTAACATAATTGTTTCAAATACTGGTATTGGAATCATCGACAATCTTTACTTTATAGATGGTGGTTTTGGCTGCTTTCTTGGCAAATGAAAGATCGATTCTTTTCTTTAGCCAATAGAGGAATACTAGGACAAGGATGAATTGAATACCCTCTCCCCAGGACATCTCCCACGCCTGCACAAGATCGAGGTTAGCTGCTGCAAATAAGTTCATTAGAGGTACGCTTTACTGATGTTTGTAGCGAAGCCGATCAATGTAACCCCAGCGGCGAGTACTGCTGCTGCGCCTATCACCCACTTCTCTACCACTTTAAGACGTTCTCTCAATTCTTCTTGTTTTTCTTCCAGTCTTTCTACTTTCAACTGGAGAACAACGAGGCGTGTCTCTTGTCTTGCGTCAAGAGTAAGATCTTCTGACATTTTTATTCAGTGATTGCCGTTACTTTATCCTATCTAAATTGAAGGAGAGGATTATTTTATCGTGGTTTGTGTTGTTAGGAGGAGAGCGATGTAGGGCAAATGCATCGAAGAGAATTATGTCTCCTTCCTCTACTAGTAATTCAGGTGTGTCTTGGAATTCAGTCTTTATTTTTGGGTCTTTTAATCTGAGATAGTAGATACCCGATACTTCACAGTTGGAGGAGGAGTGATTATGGTAATCATGATATGAACCTGTATTTTTTCCATAGTATTGATACCATATAGCGTTCATAAAATATTTATTACTTGTTACTTCTTCTATTTTTTGCTTTAGATATTTGTTATATAGTTCGCTGAGGTCTTTTGTTGCTTTGCTATTTCTAAATGAGCCTTTAGTTATTATTGATTTAGGCGCTGACTTTTTACTTAATGCTGGTTCTATATATGATCCACTACTTTTGTCATGGAAAATATAATTTAGGAATTTCCTTTTAATACGCCATCCAGGTTTTTGAACTTTGTAGATGGAAGGTTGCATGGGATTAGAAGGGGTACCCCTAAAAACGAAAGTAAAATGGGCAAAACGAAAGTAAATTAGAACGAATCATGAGTCCACGCAAAAGGCGGGTCAATTAAACATTCATGCATGTGATCTAGATCTTTATAGATTTCACTGAGTTGTTCAATTATTTCTTCTGTACCTTTTAGATTGCTCAGATGTTTTTGAACTTCGAGTATGCCGTCTTTAGCGTCGATAAGACTTCGGCATTCCATAGTTCCAGGTTCGTAGGGCATGATGATTTAGTGAACGTTTTTCCAGGTTTTTCCTATAATTACATCTCGGATACAGGAGTCACTTAAGTTATATTCAAGTGCAAGAAGAATAATTGTTTCTGACCTTGGCACTCCTAGCTCTTTATCTTCTTTTGCTCTTTCTCTTATTTTCAGGATTTGGTCTCTTTTTAATTTACCGCTTGTTGGAAACTTTCTTGGTAAATATTTAACTATCTTTTCTTCCGTCTTAAATCTAGTCCCACAGTCTAAACATCGGTTGTATCTGATCGTATGGTCAGCCCTATGCTCAGTTACCGTAACTCTGGTGTTTTTATACCTGCACTTAGGGCACTTCATACTTCTTCTCTCCTAAGTCTCGCTTGATTATATATTTCAGTTCTTCCGTTGTCCCATTTAACTTTGTAATGGAATCTAGTAGCTCCTCTAGTGTCTGGTTTATTGAAAGGTTCTTCAGCGATAATTCCCTTCCGTGGAGCTGACTCAGCTTGTTTTGAGAAGCTACTTTTAGGTGCTTCCATGATGCGTTCACCGAGTTTGTATTTCGGTGTTGGAGCTGCTTTTTTGATTGGCATTGTTTTAATTGGTAAGTGTGCGAGTTGTGGAAAGTTGATTAACCTCCATCTATTTGACAACCAATCATTGCTCCTGCAACTCCTCCTGCGGGGACTGCAAGCCATTGATCTTTACCACGTGAACCCATACCAGCTAGACCTGCACCTAAAAGTCCACCAATGATAGTTCCTTCACTGCAATCATTTGTATCTTGGGCAGTCTGAGGAACTGGTGCTGGTGCCGTCTGGTATACCGGAGTGGTGTGGTGGTGATGACGTGAGCTAGTAGTTGTTTGTGAATTGCAGGGAACTTCTATAGTTTCATTCCAGCTTTTTACATAACCTGGAGATGTTTTTGTCCCTGGAACATATTCTTCTCTGTATTCATTGCGAGTACAGGTTTCAGACCTGGAGTAGCCTGATTGGTATTCTCCGGCAATGACAGGAGAGAAAGTACTTAGAGCTAGTAAGGCAGCAATAGTTGTTTTCATTTTAGTAATTGTGGTGAATATTTCTGAGGATGATGTAGATCAAGACCACTACACACACCCAGATAATGAAGGAAGTCATTAGAAGAAAATGCAAGGGTTGACATCATGTTGGTCATCGTCGATGACCTCAATCATGTTGAAAGGAACTGGTTCTCCTTTTCTGCTGACGCTGATTTTGAATTGGTGGCATTTACTGTCCTCCTCATCATCTTCAACTTTAATTAAATAGTAGAACTTTTTAGTCATGATTAGAAAGGAATTTCGTCTTTGTCATAGAGGAATCGTCCTGTAATCGGGTCTATTTCTAGCCCTGTAATCGGATCAACTCGGCTTAAGCATTCATCTAAGCGGTCAAGATCTTTACCTAACTTGACCTTTTTCATGATGCTTTCTTTAGGGATTTTTCCAGTAGCTGGAGATAACCTATCTTTAACGAATTCATTAAAGGAGTTTTGTATTTCAGCTCCCCAGCACCCACCTGGGTCGATACTTGGGAGTTGTTCTAGGAGTTTGACTCGTGCCTTTGTAGCACCAACTGCGGCTGAGAAGTTACCTGCTTCCCTTGCGTCTAGTCGGTCACGTTTGAGGTCATTAAGGCAACTGTAGAACTCGAATTTAATGTCTCCTTCATCGAGTAGTTCAAGTACAAGTACTTTCCCTTCTCTTACGTAAGACCGTGCTTGTTGAGCAGTCACGTTGTAAGTAGCAGCTAGATGATTGACGACCTCATTAGCTGGCCATCCTTTTGCAAGGAATTCTGCTGCTAGTTCTCGTCGTTCTTCTAGTTGTTGTTTAGTAGCTCGTTCGTTAGTCATTACTTATCCCTCCTACTATTTCTAATGCTGACTACATCGAACATATCAAATACTCGATGTTGCGCCGCAGTAAAAGGATCTGAGTCGGGATACTTTTCTTCTTCCCATTCTCTATAAGACTGGAGCATGTCTTGGGTGGCGTTGGCATCCTCTTGGTTGAGCATGTTGAGTTGTACGTATTCTTTAGTCATGCTGTTAAGTCTCCCTCTTCATATGAACTAGGAGTGCCATCAGATTTAGGAAGTTCATCGCTATGAATTCCTTCATAAATGAATTTTCCTTCTGTAGTTCCAGCTTCGCTTTTGGTTGACTCTTCCTCCTGATACATCATTGGGCGTTTGGTTAAGTTTGTACCTTTTGGTAGAGCCACAATTATGGATTCCTCTTTACTTTTAGTTGACTCTTCGTCGAGAATTTCTTGAGCTTCTTCTTTAATTGCTTTCTCTTCTCTTTCTATACTTTCTGTACTACGTTCTTTCATCCAATCAAGGTGTTTGATTAGTGATGTTTTCGCTTCGATAGTATCAATGAGTCGATGACGACTAACGACTACATTGTCTTTATCTTCTGGGTGTAGGCAGTCCATCTCCTCTTGTGCTGCACAGGCAGCGGCCTCAATAGTGGAATAAACTCCTTTAATCCAATAGCCGTTATCGTTTTTGTAGGGATTAACGACCACGAATACGTCTTGTGAAATTGGTTTAGTCATTAGGTTCGGTGGTAGGTGTGCTGATGATCCAGGCAGCTTTTTCGATCGGGAAGTTACATATAGCACACCAAAGGATGTTCCAATTCATCTTGTAAACGGTGTGCTCCGTGCCACAGTCAGGGCACGTTAATGTAACTTTCGTCATGATTTCTCCTCCTGGTGATAATACATAGGTTCGATAGTCTTACGCTCCAGAGATGGGAACTCTGGTAAATCTTCAAACCCAGGTATTACTTTATCGCCCTCATTATCTGTAAGTCCTATTTCATATTCTTCTGTTATTTCTTCTATTTCATCAGCTACTCTTATATATTTTTTGGACATCTTTGGATACTCCATTAATAGTTCTGTACTGTCATTTATAGTTGGTCGAAACTCATCTTCTTTAACGTAATAATCTGTATAAATGTCTCTTAAACCATGTATTGCAAACTTCATTGCTTTTAAACAACGTTCTGCATCTGCATTATCATTTTGATATTCTTCATAGGCTTGTATTAAAGATTCAATGTGGCTGAGAAAGTGATAATGATTTTGTTCCCACCAACAGCCAACATTTAATTGACGCTGAGCGCGGTGGCGGAGGTTGCGGTGGGCAAAGTAGGTATAGGCGGGTGAGACGGGTAGACCGTCGTTGAAGGGTAGTTTGACGTCCTCGAGGTCAGTAATGTGTTTTAGCATGACTTTGGTGGTGGTTGTGGTGGTGTGAAGGTGTAGTAGTTGCAGACGTCTACGTAATGGTCGACCTCAGAGATGAAGACACAGTGCCAACCAGATTTCTCTGAGTGAACCATGATTTTTCCATGTGGATCTGCATGATTGTCTGGTGGGAGGTTTTCTTTGGATAGCTCATAGATGTTTTCCTCAAGGATGATGTCAGTACGTAGTTGACTCATGGCAAGATCTGCTCCGCCGTCTCGTGAATCAAGTCCCATTGTGTCCCTCCTGTGTTTGCAAGTGTGCCTTTGACAAGCCGTATTTCCTTGTCTGTTCCAGAAGTTTTGGCGTCCCGCACTGCATTTTTAAAACATTGGTAACCCCCTGCGTAGGTAAACCGCTTGGCCAGAATGTGGTCACCCGAATATACAAGCCAGGCTGGGCATTCTTTTAGCATGGCTCTTGCATGTGTAGGTGAGCGTTCTCTCGTTCTTTGTCGATGAACTTACAGATTTGAAGGAAGGCTGCTTCGATGTTGGCAGCTTCTGATACAGCTTTGTTGAATTCTTCGTCACTTTGATAATGTTCTCTAGTTAATCTGTTCTTACTTAGGAGTTTCTTTGCTTCTGTAAGTAGGGCTCTTGAATTCCAGAGGTCTTGAGAGTAGGCGATCACTTTCTCGTCGTTAGGTGTGAAGGTTGGCAGTGGTGGATTGCGCGAGAGCACTTCTGTCTGGGTCGGTATTGCTATTGGATAGTTTTCAATAATGGTTTCAGCTTCTTGTGTAGTGAAGTTGTATACATGTTTTAGTTGATCGTGTACATCTTCCATCGTCCAATGTACGAATGGAGTAAAGGTCAAGTTGAGGATTTCCTGGGCTCTAGCAGAGCTTGGAGATCCAGTTAAGAGACTGCGGAGTAGTAGTTCTTCTCTCTTCAGTTCTTTTTGGTGTTCTTGATGTGACATTTTTAATAAGGTGATTGAAAGTGGATTTCCCAGTCGGTCATATTTTCCCAAGGGGCAATGAAAGTTCTATTAGCTTCTTCACCAGTTGAAATAAATAAAATTACGTTCAATTGATGAAGGGCCAAATTAATTTCAAAACCCAGGATTCTAAATTCACCACCTTCAGGTGTTGTGACGATTGCGCCTTTGAGATAATCAATCCCAAATGATGAGTGAGGACTAAATTTCATTTGATTTTTGGTCCTGAGAAAACGACAGAAGTTTTAGTGCGTAGGTGTGTTGCTTCTTCATGCCTAATTTCCTTATTCATGAGGTCTTTTAGATCCTTAGCAGCCCTTTGATGTGCTTCTCTTAGACCTTCAGTCATTACTGAATATTTATATTCTTTAGTTTGTCGAATAGAAAACTTCATCTCTTCATCACTACTTTCTATGTAGCAGTCGGAAGGCTTTTCTACCTCTTCTAGTAGAACTAATAGTCTCTGTTTGAAATCAAGTCTGATTTCCTCTTTCCGATCTGATAATAGTTTTTCTTGCTCAAGGATTGTTTGATATTCTCCAAAAAGTGCATCTTGTTCTTTAACTGGGTCAATCTCTACAGGTCTCCCAGTTAAATTTTTGATGAAAGCCTTGGAGTCAGGCTCACGTGCTGGAGAGTGGATGGATGGTGTTTTAGTTGTGCGTGGCATAGTTTTAACCAAAATCGGAGTGGTAGTGGCGGCGTGTGCGAGCAGGATTAAATCCTGTTTTCTCTTCCACTATATCTGGTGATTCAAGTTGAGGAGAAGAGGGAAGTAACAAACCGTAAGAATAAATATTTTCGACGGTTAATTCGATGTCCCATGTCTCACAAATTCTCTTTAGTAAGTCATTGGCATTAGCTCTCTCATAGAGATTTTCACTGCTGTTAGCAGCTTCTACAATCTTCTTGAGTTTTGCTTTTAGTTGTGGGGTTGGAGTACTCATGATTCAGAAGAATGTTGAAGGTAGTTCTTAACCGTGGAGCTACCAAGCGTGTTGGGGTGAGCCGAAAGGCATAGAATCGGATTGAATTAAGATGCACAGCGACAAGCCAAGAAGAATCGAATTGAATAGGACTTACACCAAAGGATGCCTATTCAATTACATATCAGGTGGATTTATCTTTGGTACCTCCCCACCATCTCTTTTAAGTTTTAATACCTGCTTCCTTGCCCCATCAGCAGCCGAGGCTATGAAGGCATGTCTCGCTTGATTGGTTTCAAGTTGAGTTTTCTCATAACCACTTAGATTGTCTTTGTCCACGCGAGTGAACATGTATTTAGTGTTCTTTCTATGAGATTTAAGACCTGAATAAGCACGTTGATTTAGATATTCAAGTGCCTCTCCGTCTGTTAATACATAGAGGTTACCTTTAATCTGTTTAATGACTAATGGCTTGTTAATTAATTCTCTAGCTTCTTGAAGCCATTCTCTAACTCTTATGAGTTTGAAATTAACAGCCTGACTCGACTCTGGTGACATGACATCTGCTTTTTTAAATAAGATGTCGAACATTTCTTCGACTTTATGAGAAGGGATAGTTTCACCCTTCTGTAAATCACGCCATGCAATGCCAGCAATTTGGATTGGATAATCGTTTGGATTGATCATGAATCTACCTCCTCAATTTGTGTTACAGCAAAGCGTCCGTGGCTAGGTCTCCAAGTACCTAGACCTTCCGACTTCCCTGCCATGTTGGCGATCTTCCTCAGTTGACTTGGCTCCATGATTTCATCATCAAGCATTAATTCAAATTTGGCTTTCCACTCTGGGAAGTAAACACGATTAACCCATACACCCCTACTGGTGAAGGCAGCGAGCGCAAGTTTAGGTGACTTGGAGTTGATCATTTCGATAGCATCTTTTGGCCCGTCATAATCAATCTCTGGGTTGTTTGTAACGACTACAGAACGCAGTACATCTTTACCTAATTTCCATTTAGTAGCTGCATTGCGTAAGCAGCGTTGGAAGTTAGCTCCTGGCAGGTAAGGAGTATCAAAGCCAACAAAGTCGACGCGGTTGTCGCCTTCATCAACTTCACAGACTCCTTCATTCTTCCAATAGCAGGAGTAGAGCCAGTCAAGGATGCGAACTGCTCTGTGTACATCATCAGTCTTAGCTTTACCCTTCTTATCAGTGAAGTGCTGCTTTTGCTTAGCCGCTTCACCTAGAGGGTCGCTGTACTGGACGTTGGAGAGAAGCAGACCGCCTCTTCCTTCGAGGTGGACTTCAAAGTTTCTAAACATGGTGGTGGTTTTGGTGTGGTGTGTGGTTCAGTTCTTAACCGAGGAACTGATAAGCGTGTTGGGCTGAGTTGATCTGAGGTGAATTGAGAAGAGCCGATCCGTATAGAAGCGAAAGGAACTGAGTTGCAGCAGTTTTAAGTCATACTCAGGACTATTTTTGGTGTAGTCATGGCACTAATCCCTTTTTATCGAGATAATTAAGTAAGACTTGAGCAGCCTCTCCTGGTGGCCCAGGTTCTGTAGCTTCTGCCATAATTGCAAAGATGATCTTAGGATCTTTTCTAACTTGTTCTTCAACTATGGGGAAAGATATTTTGAAAATATTGTCATAGATAGCGCGAGCATTCTCCATGTCCCCACGTTTAACACATGCCTCAGCTTCTTTGCGGCATACATCTAGGAAGTCAGCGTTAAGATCTTCCATTAGAACGTAAGATAAGGGTCATTTTTTGATAAAATCTCCCCATCCGAGACTTTTAACTGTCTAACTAAATAGGATTGTCCAAAGGATAGGGTGTCAACTACTTTGATTTGCCTATTCAGTTGATCTTCATTGAGTGTCTTGAGCTGTTCTAGTAGCTCTCCCCAGGTTTTTGTGTCGGTTGTAGTCATAGTTTCATCCATGGCATTACCCTTGGTTTCCCGTAGGCATGATGTTTAGCAGGGTTCTCTAGTGCGTCAGTTAATTCTTTACATAGAGAGACAAGAATAGTTCTTGCTTCATCATCATCAGGTAAGTCAGCCTTACCAATTAAATCTCTCAAACATGTGATTGTTTTAGTCCCTTTAAGTTCAATAACTAAATTTTCAAGATCCATCTATACCCCCTCCCCCTCTACTTTTTCTGATACTTCTATATCACATTTGTAGGTAGGATCGGTTTCATCCCACAGCTCCGAATACTTCCTCTGCTCATTGGCTATTCTTCTAGCTTCTTCAGCATCAGGAGCCATTATCTCAAAGCGATTGCTTTGTATAACATTTACTATGTAGGTAGTCATACCCCCTCCCCTTTGCTATTAATTAATAGGTCTCTAATTCTCTTTATCAGCCGCACTGTTAATATATTTATCGGGAAGCCTGAATCTTTGTCAAACCTTAAACGTAGTTCTAAGCCTTGCAGTAATTCAATTAATTCTGCATCTGTGTGGCCCAATACCTTAATCTCTTCTTGATTCATTGGTCTGGTTGTGCGGTGTACTTTCTTCCTACCGTGGGTTTTGATAGGTGGCAAGGTTGGTTGTTGAGTCATAGGTGAAAGCTCCCTTCGTTTAGTTTTCTTGCTGCCCTGCTGGTAGCTACCGTGGCAGCATCGGCTTTTGACATGCGCTGTGCTAACTGCTCCAACTGGAGACGGGCGGACTCTTTAGCGGTCTCAGGGCTAGTACTTAGCCATTCATGCTTTGACTGCTTCATTGCTCCCCCTCGAATAGCTCCATAGCTAGGGCCACTTGCTCATCATCTGTGAGCGACGGGTGCTGCTCTTTTACAAGCTCTAGAAGATCCTCTAACCGTTCGGAATTTGTTTCGTAGGACATGGCGGTGTTGTGTACAAATTAAAGTTAAGGTGCTTTGAAACACTGTCCATAGTGTGTTCACAATGTGTTATATACCCCCTCCCCCTAGTCGTAGCTGTCATATAGGGCCGCTTTACCATCCCATGGCTCGATCAATCCAAAATATTTAATAAAGGCATACTCTTGCCCGTTATCCTTCCAAGTCTTACGGGCTTTCCTGAATACTGAGCCTCTAGGGATATCAACAGGAATTTTTAGACCGGCCTGCCCATAGCCATCGTGTTCCAGTAATTGCGAGTGGACCTCTTGAAACCAGACTGAGGCTTTAGAGAGTCGCACAACCTTATAGAAGTGCGGCAGGTTAACGGTTGACCCTGCGTCGCAATAGCAGATCTGGCCAATTTTGAAGGTTTTAGACTTGGTTTGTGTGTTGGTGGTCATGGTTAGTTAGTGCGGAATGATTAAGAAATAATTAAGAGAACTATTCCTCGAAATTGTTCTCTAGGTCGTATTTATATTGCTCATACCCTCCTGGGTATTCTTCATTGATTCGCTCAATTAGGGCTAGTTCTTCTTGTTCTCTTTCGTAGTTGTTTAGCATCATGTTGTGATAGTCCATGTTTTAAACCTCCATTAGTACACGGTTTGCAGTTGCCCCATGCGCGTTTATAACAACATCAGCCGCAGAGCCTGAGCAAAGGCCACAAGTGGCGCAATTGGTCTTTTGACCCTTCTCAATGCTTGCCATGCAATGCACAGAGTTGGTGGGATCTTCTACGCTTTCATGTTTGACTAGAAAGGTTTTCCAATCGTGGAAATTAGCTTCTAGTTTGTCTATTACATCTTCACAGGATGCTTGCACAATGCCTCTAAATTCCTGCGCGAATGCTTCCCGCCATTGATGCGTATAGCCTGTATGTGTTCTTGCATGATTTAACATCTTGCGCCATATCTCAACATTAAACATTGCGGGATCCCCTGCGCTGCCCATCCTTAGGGCGTGGCCGTCGAATAGATGCCAGTCGTTGCCTATATGTGGATAGTTGCCGCGCTTGTAGCAATTCCAGACACTTAAAGGCGCATGATACCAACGCACATAGCAAGAACCCTTGCGGCTTCCATGGTGTGGGCAGTTGCCACAAACTGATTTACCGCGTTCATCCTTGAATGCTTCGTTTGGTTTGACGTCAGTTCGAAGGATCCAGCTCTGAAGCATTGAACCAGTTTTGTCATTAGCTGATACCTTGTCAAAGCCTGTAACTATTAGGACAATTGGCGCCCCATCGTATGGGCTGGTGCCTTCTGCAATGATTCTGCCGTTCGTGTTCATTGGTTTAATTGGTGATGTGTGCAAGTGATGGGGTTAAAGGATGCGGGGCCTCTTAGTTTCTAGTTGATCTTTTAAAGATTCATCATCTTGGCTCATCTCCCATAAATCAAGTTGATCTAGTTCGTTTACTGTCTCTTTAATTGTTGCCGTAGCTGGGAATAGTTGGTCAAAAAGAGAATTGACGAATTCGTGAGACTCTTTAGAAAGTTTCTTTGTCATTGGTTTAATTGGTTGAGAGTGTGGGCAATAAAAAACAAGCTCTATTAAAAGAACTTGCAAAGGAAAAAATAATTGTCTTTGTCATGTCCTGCGTGGACTATCTCAGCCTGGCCTAGGCTCCATTCTCTAATTAAATTATTAGCAGCATTCAAAGCCTCTTCTAATGGTTCTAAAGTTCCGCCACTTGCTGCGGTTGACTTTCTGAATGTCACATCATGGCATTTGTGCTCAGCTTTCCACTTGTTAGCGGTTCTTTTGACTGTAATGACTGGCAAGGTTGTTTGAATCTTGGTCATGGGTGCGGTGCGCTGTATGTCTTAAATATATAAAGACGGGCTTATATAAGCAATGTATGTAGTTAATAAGTTTACACTCAGTCACAAAAGCTAGTTATTTAGGCTGAATTAATTTCCACAGTCTTTGCCCCTGCCGTTCTAGTGCGTCTCTATCTCTTGGCGGGCGGTGGAGAAGGGACACAGAAAAACCTCTTAAAGCTGTGCATTTAGTGGGAAAAAAGACAAGAAAAAGACATATTTTGACATAAAACAGATAAAACTAGAAAAATATTGATTTTAAAGCGCGTGCGCGTGGGCTGTGACTCATCCGCGACAGTTCAAACCATCAAAAAACGGCCAAACGTGGCGCAAACCTTGCATGATGCGGGCTGTTTGGGTCAATCGGGCCGGTTGTCGGAGCTGTTTCGGTCGGTATGTCAAGACAAAAGGGCAAATTAGTTGCAAAGCTTCACATAAAGTCGGCGCCAGTTCGCCAAACCGTCGGTAGTAGAACATATGTACTATCTTTTCAGCGAAAAAAGAGCATAAAACGGGCCAAAAGTCAAATGTTAAGCACTTTGTAAAGTGTTAAGCGTAATATTTCTTTTTTTTCCTCCCAATGTAAAGTTTTGTAACCCTCCGCCTGATAGCTCTTCGAATTTTTTCCCAAAAATGGGGTTTTTAAAGGCTCGGTAGGGTAAATCGTCTCAGCAAATGTACAGGAACTAAAATTAAATTTATAGCCTTAAAAATTAATAGAAGTGCCGTTAGGAATCCCAATTACGGAGAAGGAAATACTCGCACGACAGATGGGTGTCTCTCCACAAGAACTTGAATATATGGGAAGGTGGGAACCTCGCCGTAATGCAGCTCAAAAAGCAGCAAAATTCCTTAAAGATGCAGCAATTCTTGCCGGAACTGGAGCATTAGCTTATCAAGGTTATAAAGCATTACAAGATGGCAGAAATCAACCCGGTTCTGACACTACAGGGGGCGTTAGTGGAGGGACAACTCCAACTCCAAGTCCAAGTCCCGGCGACGGTGGGGGTTCACCTTCTGTAGATAGTGCAAAACCAAGTGGAGATCAGGCTGTTAGACAACAATTATTGAGTAAAGCAACAGTAAATAGAGAAAAAGGTGGTCCTTTAGCACGTAGAACAAATAGAGGTTCAGCTATAGCGTCAACGCCGTCAAGAGCTGTAACTGCTCCGGCTGATTCGTCTTCTGCACTTTCCGCTGCTGATGATGAGTATGTAAATTACGGTTCTGTTGGAGTACCTATTGCAACTAGGAATAAGAATCGTCCAGGATTAACTGAAGATCTTTATACCGGATTGAGGGCTGAAAATCCTTTAACTACTGGGGTTGTAGCAACTGCTGTAACTAAAGATGGCCGACCAATTCGAGCATTAGGCGGTGGCGGTGGTGCCTTAACATTCCCAGCTCAATATCAGACTCCTTTTCAAAGAATGGCATATGGAGGTCCTTTTGGGCTATCTACAAAAGCGGCGATGACTCCACGATTCTGGGAGATGGGTGGAGGCGCACCTCCTGGATGGGCTTCCGGTCTTGGTGGAACTTTAGGGCATGCTGCGGAAGGTGTTATTGGTTTAGTTCAGCCTGAATTAATTCCAGTTTTAGGTGCCGGTGAGTTTATTGGTAATGTTGTAAGTCATATTCCTCAAATTGCAGGCGCAGGGGCAAGTATGGGAGTACGCGCCCTTGAACAAGGTGTAATTGGTGGATTAACTGCTTCAGAAAGGGCACTGACTGATGCTTTAAATGTAGCTTCTATTGCGGTACCTACAGCAAAAGCTGCTGGTCAACTTACAAGACGTGCCGGTGATCGAGTATTTGATTTAGGTCAATCTACCCGACGAATTCATGATCAATACATAGTTCCTCCAGTTCGTGGGGCCGCAAGACAACTTAGGCAGTGGGATACAGAAGGCAGATATTTATATGATCAGGTTGCTCCTCAGTTGGCTGCTAGAGCTGCTGCTGATTATGAGAGAGGAATCATTAAGCCTGTTGTTGGTTCTATGAGAAATGCACAAAAGGCTGCTTTGAATGAGGTAGTTCAGAAATTCCTTCCAGATGGTTCAAGACATCCAGATTTACCTCCGGGTGAAGATGATGCTTTTAGAGATCCGTGGGGTAATTACTAATGTCTGTTTCTCCCGCTGATTTCGAGCTTTATTCTCGTGTGACGGGGTCTCCTTTACCTAGATCACCTCAAGAACAAATGAGGATGGCGCCTCATGTTTATAATTTCATTCGTCATAATCAATATGCTCAAACAAAGAGAGAACCAAGCACTTTGCAGAAAGCTGCTGGTTTCTTAGGAAAAGCTGCTTTAGTAGGAGCTGGACTTGGTGCTCTTTATGGGGCAAGTGACGTTTTTGGTCGGGGTCCAAAACCTTCAGTTGACAATGAGACACTTCAATCAGACGTAGAAGTTCCTTCTTCACAGAATGAAGTTTCTACTCAACAAGGTGCTGATATTCCTGCTGCTTCTTTCCAAGAAGATCCGAATCAGTATGTTGTTGGGGCTTATCCTTTAGCTTCACCTCAGACAGAATATCCGCCTGATAAATATTTCTCCCCTCGCGGAGATTACAATGACCCTGAGAATATTAAATTTGGATTACCAACCAATAAAGCTGGTAGAGCACAACTTTCTAAGTTTATAGATACTCTCCACGCTCCTCAAATAAATGAGGAGTTAATTGGTGATAATTCTCAATTAGTTGACCACCCAGATCTACCAGGTGGTGAAGTACCTCATACTCCTCAATCACAAGCAATTGAAGATCGACTTGTAGAACAAGCTATTAATGAGACAACATTTGATTCTCCCTATTTGACACAGGCTTATAATCCAGATGATGATTCAATTGGACAGATAAAGAATAAATACACTGAAGTAGGTCTTACACATGGTGGAGATATCTATACAAGATTTAGGGATCATGGTAGTACTGCTGCTCCTCGTTATTTCACTAGAACACATCCTCAAGAAGCCGAGGTTTTTGAAGACCTTTATAGACGAGGTGATTTAACAGGAGATGATGGTATTAATCCAAGTCTTCTTGTTGATGCTTTACTCGAAAGAACAGTAGCAAAAATGGGTGGTAAGGATAAGCAATACAAGATGGGTCCCGAAGGTTGGGAGTAGTGCTAAATTTATGGTAATGACTGTTATCTAATGTCTTTTCTCGAACCTCTCATTGCTGCTGCTTTAGGTGCTGGTATCACTGCACTTGCAGTTTTCTTTGGGAAGAATGCAGCTGCTAGAGCTTTTCTAAATCATGGCCCTTTGTTGCAGAAAGCATACGATTTGATCGATCCCATCCTAGATAAGAACATTCATAACTGGAATGGTTCTCAAGTCGATAAAGCATTTGAACTTGCAATAGCCTCCGTTGCTGATGGTCAATTAAGTGAAGAAGAAATTAAGCAACTTTCTGTTCACATGGCGACGGCATGGCTTCCTGCTGCGGCTGCAGATAAGGTTCGTCTTCTTGAAGCTAAGGGAACTCCATCTGAACAACTTCAAGCTGCTGATGAAATCACTACTGAGGTAAACAATTCCTAGTTATGGTTAGTTTTGGAAAGATAATAAAAGATCGTACTAATCCTCGGGAACGAAAGTTTGCTAGTGGTGAAAGTCCTTACCAAGGATCTTTAGGACAAAATAAAGATTTTGATGATCCATTGAGAAATCAGTGGAAAGCTATGTTTGAGGACAGTCCGATTGCTAGAGATTTTTATGCCAATGCGTATACTTTTCCTGGAGAGACTGCTGCTGCGTCACAAGCAAAGTTAGATAGTTCTGCAAATGACCCGTTTCCAAGATTTACGAATCCTGGTGATAATGCTTTTGCACAAAATTTTTTAAATTATTATCTAGATAAAGGTGATGGAAATAGTGCAGAAGGTCGAGGATTGATTGAGGGAGCTAAAATAGTAAGACATGAAAACTTGAAGCAACTTGCTACAACATTTGCCACTTCTGGTAATGCTAAGAGTGACCCGAATGTTGTTGGTGAATTCCCAAGAGATGACGTAGCAGTGTAATGTCAGTAGCAAAGCCGATTACAGCAGCAAAATTAGCAGATGTAGGATCTGCCGCACTTGCCGCAGAGCTTGCTCCCTATGTTGGGAAAGCGATTCGTTTTGGTGGTGAAGTTTTAGGAGGTTATTTTTCTGGTGTAGGTCGTACTACTAGAGAGAGTGTTTTAGGTGCGCTTACTGATGAAGTTGGAGGAGGTCGAAAAGGGAGCGAATCTCCAAAATATAAAGGTAATGTAGGGACTTTTGAGAGAGATGGAAAAACATTTGCTCACATGCGGAAGCCATCAGGATCCTATCCAGAGTGGGCTCAAGCTGCATATGAACATCCAGCAACGACTGCTGAAATTGCAAGTCGTGTAGTTCCAGCTGCTGGGTTACTTGCAGGTGCTGGTGCACTTAATTGGTTTGCAGAAAGTGGCGGTTCACCAAGAAGTGATTATTCTCTTCCTGTGGATCCAAATCCAAATGTTACTGCTGCGAATGTATCTTATCAAAATCAATCTGCATTAGAAGAACAGAAGTTTAGGCACCACATGGCACTACAACAAGCTAGAGCGCAATCTCGTATTCCTGGTCCACAAGATACCTCTGTAGGTTCATATGGTGGTGGACCTTATGGCTCTTCAGAAGCTTTGAATATTGTTAAAGGTATTTACGGATAATGTATATATCTGTGGCAAGTATAATGATTAAAAAAGATATTTAAGATGAGCGATTACGATTATCTACCTCCAGGTACTGTAGGAGTTTGGGATAGTGACTCTGATGTATATAGTACTTTTTCAGGACCAAATGCCTTTGAAAAGGCACAATCAAGTCCTCAGTGGGGTGGTAATCAGTGGGCAAATGCACTGAGTCTTGCTTCTGGATTCTTTGGGGGAGGTAGTAGTAAATCAGGAGGTTCCACGAACGTTGATAAAGGAGGGTATCTTCAGCAAGCGAAAAAGGAAGCTGCACAAGAGAAGCGACAGCAAGGTGTACAGAAAATATTTGATAATTTCTATAAAGAACGGGAATACTGGGAACCACAAAGTAACCCACAACAGTTTGCACAGCAATATGCTGCTGGAATGTCCGGCGGCGGCGGGGGTAGCAGCAGTGGTGGCAATAAAATTGGTAGTGCATTAGGCGGTGCAGCATCAGGGGCACAGATTGGAAGTATGATTGCACCTGGAATTGGGACTGCTATCGGAGCTGGATTAGGTGCTATTGGTGGACTCTTTTGTGATGTACGTCTGAAGACTGATATTGCTCCATTAGAAAGATCTGATGTTCATGATGAATTAGCTGAGATGGCATTCCTTGTGAAAGAGATTCGTGAGTGCGCTTGAAAAGTTAAAACAACTGGAGCCAATTCAGTTTCGTTATAACGAGAAGTTAGATCCTTCACAGTCATTAAGGGGAGGCTTTTCTGCACAACAAGTACAAAAGATTATCCCTGAAGCTGTCAATGAAGTGGATGGTGTTTTGATGCTTGATATGAATGTTTTAAGGAATTATGTTGCTCTAGCTAGAGAAGAGATACTTTCGAAGGGTTAGTAGATTTAAAATAATTGAATATAGATATTTAGTGTTAAGAAAATGGCTGCTGGTGCATTAGTTCCTGTTGTAGGTAAATTTGCAACACAAATTCCTAGATTCGCTAATTTGGCTGGTTTAGGAACCAGAATAATGGGTGCAGCACGTCCAGTTGCGAATGTAGTTCGAGCAAATCCCATGAGGACTTTGGGCGCTCTTGGCGCTGGAAAAGGATTTTTAGATCAAGGTTTTGGTGGAATAATTCCAGGAGCTATACAAGGAGCTACTATTGGCGGCATTGGCGGCAGCATGGGAACTGCTGGAGGAGTTACTAGAGCTTTAGCTTCTCGTGGTGTAGCACCTAAGATTGCATCAAACATAGCAAAAGTAGGATTACCTTTGTTAGGTGCTGGTGCCACATTAGGTACAACAGGTACAGGATTCGGCGGCGCTGGCGGTGGACAACCACCAGGAAATATTGGTGGTCCGTTAGCGAGTGCTGCAGGTGGTGGTGCTGGCAATATCGGTGCTGCAGGTGCTGGTTGGGTTCTACAGAATACAATTACTGGTGAACAGGTTCCTATTGATCCACAGTCTGCTTTACCTGCAGGAATGGGTCAGTTTGGTTATACCGATCCTTATGGAAATATTTGGAATCAAATCAATCCACAAGGTCCTGCTCAAGGTCGTCGTACTGGAAAAATCCTTGATGCAGACACAACTGCTAAAGAAATCAATATTCTTGCTCCAACCATAAGGAAGTGGGCTGAGCAAGCTAAGAAGGATGAGTTAACTCGTCAACTCGCCGCTGCAGGTGTTCGTCAGAACATTGCAACAAATGCAAGACTCAATGAGCTTTCTGCTGCTGCTTCTCAACAAGCTGCAATGACAGGTCTCCAACAAACTGGTTCTGCATTAACTCAGCAGTATAACTACGCATAATTGCTATGGTTGAATTCAGCCCATTAGGACTATTACAAGGGGTATACGGAGTTCAGAATCAAGGTTATGGTTCGACTCCTTACACTTTTAATCAAACTCCTCAGTATACAATTCGACCTGCGATTCCAGTTTCCGGTCCTAATGTTGTACCGAACGTGCAGCAGATTCCAAGGACTATAGGGACAGTCACGAACCCTGGGATGGTTGGAAGAAATGTTGATGTTGGTGCAGGGTCAGGAATGCAACCTGTCTTAGAAGATAATGAAGCTTTAGAGAAGTGGGGTAAGAGTAAGAGAGTAGTTGCTAAAGATGCTCCTGAAGGAATTGGCAGAAATATTTTAGGTTTACTTGATTTTGTTACCTTAGGAATAGCTGACTTTGACAAGCGTGGAAATTTATTCGGCGGAGAGCATTTACCTGGGTTAAGACCTGGTTCTGGTTATGGTGGTCAAGTTGAGTATGAACCAGTAGAAAAGCCTACCGTCAAACTTCCTCAGGGACCAGATGCAGGTATACCTACTGGTAGTGCTCTTCCCACAGAAGCAGAAATGGATTCGTGGAGTAGGGCAAGAGAAAGAGATTATTGGAGAACAAGAGCTTCTACACGAGATAGAAACCGCATGATGCTTCAGGACGCATCTAATAAACTAGGTGTTCTTGGGCCTCAGTTACTTGGTCTCCAAGAAGAGGCAATGCTCAGAGGACAAGCTTCTCCTGTTGTCCAATCAAATCTACGTCAGCAAGCAAAGAAAGGTGGTGTACTTGATTCTGAACAAGCAAAGAATTATGCAGCAGCAAATCTAATGTGGCAGCAAGGAGTTAATATGGCTCCTCGCAGATTCGGTTAAGCGAACAGCTAACTATTGCTAAAATAAATAAATCCTGAGGTTTCATAATAATGGGCGGAAGAAGGCCATCACCACCACAAATAATCTATCCTCCGTCGCCACCACCCCCAGCGCCACCTACTCAGGTGCCTTCGCAATCTTTAGCGACTCAGACTGCTCTAAATGAGGTTAGTGGGAAACAGCAGAGACTCAACATGGAGTTGGGTGCTCAGTTAGATAGAACTAATGCAGAATTTTTTGCTGGTCAGGATATTCGCCGTGCTCAGTCTGCTGGTGCTGAACAGAGATTAAGTACAGCTGCTATAGGAGAAGAAACTCGCTCTACCGCTAGGGTCGAAGGAGAAGAAGCTCGTGCTGGCATTGCTGAAACTGGTTTACAGTATCGCCGTGGTATTGAGACTTCCGGTCAGCAAGAACGGCAGACAACGCGGGTTCGTGGCGATGAAGCTAGACAGTTAGAAAGAACAAGAGGTGGGGAAACACGACTAACTGACTTGCAAAAAGAGATGTTCCGCCGCTATAAAGAGAATAGGGATTACGAACAAGCTCAACAGCAGTATCGAACATGAATGATTGGATTCAAGGTTTAACCGATAAAGACCGCGAATCCTTTCTAGCTTTCTGTAAACGAACAAACTCTACAATTCAGATTTATCTGTACTCTCGTTTTTTAGGGTTTACAGGGACAATTGTTGATTCTGATAAGTGGTCTCAAAAGAAATTTAAGAAGCGTAATTTCAGTGAGGTATTGGAATTAGAAATTGATTATATGCAGCAAGATATTTCTAAGTTAAGGGAAGCAATTGATATGGGGATGGTTAAACAAGATATGGGTACTGCTCGAATTGCGATGCTGCAGAAAGAATTACGTGGCTCAATAAAACAATTGCATGATGAGAAGGTATTACTTGATAAGCAAGGTTTGATTCTCGCTGGAGCTGACAGAGCTTTGCGCGAGATGCTGTCCATTTTTCGCGATGACCCCATTGAAGGGCCTTTACAAGAAGCTTCTATGGGGGTTTGGACAAAAATTTTACAAGAGGAATCTTAGTAATTAATACGCTATGCTACGACCATGGCAGGTACAAGTATTTACAGTGTTTATAGGCGAACAGCTAGAGCTGCAGCTAAACAGCATGTCGTTAAGAAAACTTCTAATATTGATATAGAACGTGCTCGTACAGATTTTGCATATTTTTGCGATGTAGTAGGAAATAAACCTCCTGCCGCCCATCATAAGGAATGGCATAAATATCTTTGTACAGGAGATGATAGTGAGTGTTTAACTGGTATTGCCGGTCCCAATATTGATATTCTTGCTCCACGAGGTTCTGCTAAATCAACTGTTTTAGGTTTATTCACTGCTTGGTCAATTGGAGTGCATGCTTTAAAAAAGATGCCTCTGAAAATCTTATATATTTCATACACGGTTGATGTTGCTCGTCCAAAAAGCGCTGCAATTAAGAGAATTCTTGAAGATAGCAAAGCTTATAAAGAGATTTTTCCAACAGTAAAAATTGCTAAAGGAATTAATTCCAATGAATATTGGAGTATTGATTGGAAATTTGCAGGGATTAAATCTACTGGTGAGGAAGAGTTTACTGTTTGTTGCGCTGGATTAAAAGGTGCTGTGACATCTAAACGTTCTCATCTTTGCATTATTGATGACGCAATTAAAAGTGCTGATGACATAAAGAATAGAGATATTCGTCAAGCTATGGAAGATAACTGGAATGCAGTTATTGTTCCTACGATGTTTGAAGGTGCTAGAGCTATTTGTTTAGGTACTCGTTTCCGTCACGATGACATCCATAATTCAACTTTTATTCCAGCTCACAATTGGGTCCAAATAGTACAGTCTGCGATTACTGTCGATAAAGAGGGGGATGAAATTTCTTATTGGCCGGATATGTGGTCATTAGATTATCTTGCTGATAGAAGAAGGATTGCTCCAGTAGCTTTTAGTTTTCAATATCAAAATCAAATTGTACAAACGAGCGAGTTATCTCTTTCACCAGACTTAATTGTTAAGGGCGCCATTTCGACTAGTTTTGATGCTATGGGAGTTGGGGTTGATTTATCCGCCGGTGTGAGAGAACAGAATGATTACACCGTTTTTGTGATGGGAGGTCGGGTTGGCAACAAAATTCATATTATTGATTGCAAACGTGTACGAGTTATGGGGAACTTAGAAAAATTAGATCTTTTAATGGAGATGATGGATGAATGGGGAATTATTCATAAGGATGGGAACAATTACTTTCCTACCGGAAGCAGCATTCATATTTGGTCAGAAGCAGTTGCATATCAGGCTTCTTTAGAGGCAGATTTTAAAAGAATTTGTTTAGGTGATCAGGGTTTATACAACTTAATTTGGCATCCTGTCAAGGGTTTCCGTGGTGATAAAGTTGCTAGATTTAGAGGGATAATGGGCTTGTTTGAGCAGAGAAAAATTATCTTTAATAAGTTTCGAAAGTTTGGTCCATTGACAGATGAAATTGTGAATTTTGGGGTCAGTTCACACGATGACTGTGTGGATGCATTGGTATGGCTGTGTAATGGGTTAATGACCCGAGGAAAACTAGAGTTAGAGTATTGACGATTTAAACTAGAGAAATCACATCCCAATGTCACCCAGCTTTTACGAAATTGAGTTAGAACAGGATGCATACGGCTCTGCTGTTATTCCTCTTCCTGATGAATTATGTCATGATCTATCTATTCAACCTAATGAAAGGTTTGAGGTAGAAGTCGATGATGACACTATTACGCTTAAACGAGTACACGCTGGTTACGTCATTGATCAATAGAGTACTTTGTTAAACAACCATGATGAGCGATAGCAATAGTAAAGCTGAACTTGAATCTATCCTCAAGTCGGTTGTAAATCGTGACGGCACCGGACCAGCCGATACGATGTTGGTTAATGCCCATCTTTCCCAGATGAAGATGTTTGGGATAAGGCAGGGTGTAGAGTTTTTCCCCGAACAAGATAATTTTGGCTCTCAGAGATTTGATTTCATACAACAGGTAATTAAATTTAATAAATTAGATGCAAGATTAGACTCAATTTGGGACAGATTTTTAGCCTATGGAAAAGGTCTTTTCTATATTCGTCCAACGAAGAAGACTTATCGTATTTATTGGTTTGATAAAGATTCTTATCGTACTTATTATTCTCCAGAAGGTGATTTAGAAGAAGTTATCATTATTTATCCTTATAAGGTAAAGTCTTCAAAAGGATTTCAAGGAGTTGGTTTAAATACAGATAAGCGTTATATGCGTTTACGCATCACTGCAACTGAAATTGAAGAGTTTCATAGTGAACAAGAGATAACGTTTGATCAGGAGAATATGAATTTTGCAACTTTTGATAAGAAAGTTGTAGAAAACACAATGGAATTTATTCCTTGTGTAGAGGTGTTTAATAATCCGGACGCCTTTGGTACTGATGGCGCTGGTGAATTTGAATGGATAGCTAATCAAATTGTTGCTCATGATGAGATGGTTAAAAACATCAGAGCAAATTTATCTTTCTTTGGTAATCCAACATTACTTTCTTCTCGTCCTAAACAAGATATTGTTGAACAGGATGCTGACAGTGCAGTTCAGAGACCTAGTATTTCAAGTCAATCTGGATTCCAATCCAACTTCGATTTATCTAGTTCTACTTATAAGCAGGATCCGATTACTCGAACACAACCAGGTTACGTAGGAAGACCTGGAAGTGGTATGCGTGTACCACGAGTTATCGCCAATTTGGAGCCATCCGATCGTGTTGGTTTTATTACTCCTAATGCTGTTAGTACAGATCAAGCTCGTTTTGCTGAGCAATTACGTTCTGAAATACGATTAGCACTTGGTGGTATTGATGATCTTTCAATTACCAATGTAACTGCAACTGAGATTAAATCTGCTTATGGCCGTGTTAGTGCAACTGCTAAAAAGAAATGTTTACAGCTTTACACATATGGTGTTTGTAAGTGTTTTGAGTTAATCATTTTTCAGGAAGAACAGATTTTCCGTAAATCATTAGCTTATGCAGCTGGTATTAAGTATCCAGAACCTCCTGAAGATTTAGATGATCCTAAATTGCAGGAGAAATATGAAAAGCAGAAAAGTAAATACGAACAGAAATTACAGGATGCAATTGATATTGCTATTGATACTCAGGAAATACCTGACGGTGTTTTAGGATTAGCTCCTGATGGCGATAGAACCGTGTTATGGCGGTGGATGGGGCCTGTTTATGAGGATACAGCGCAGGATAAATTGAATCAATCTATCTTTACTCGTAACCTACAAGAATTAGGCGTTGATAGCATAGAAGCACTGAAGTATCTATTTCCTTCCAAAACTGATGATGAAATCGCGGGCATGCTCTCCGGTTTCCCATTCAGAATGGTAGGTGAGGTACAGAGGGCGTATTCCTCCTTTATTGACTTAATCAATCAAGAGATGAGGACTCCGCATCCACAGCAGCCTAATTTACCTATGGCTGCAGATCCTAGATTGGATCTAACTCCATTTTTATATAGAACACTCGAATCTCTCCAGAAGGAAGTAACTTATGCAGGACGCTACCGTAGCGCCGACCCAATCGGCACCCCAAGTATCCCAGACCCAGCCGAACAGCTACGTGGCTCCAGTAGCTCAGACAGCGGCCCAGGCACCAACAGTTGGTACAACACCACAGTGGGTGGCCCCCTCCCAGCCGACGGCGGCACCAATGCCACAAGTGCAAGCGCAGATGGGCGTACCGACTTACCAGTCGACCCCTACAGCTTCTTACCCCCAGGCACCCCAGGTAGCCCCACAAGCGGAGAACCCCTACAAGGAGGCGTTCAACAAGGTGGTGGGCGCCCTGAGTTCTCCAGTCCAATTCCCGTTCCAGGGTCAACCATCGAGTCAGGCCCAAACCGTCGACCCGGCGAGTTACGCTTCCCAGCAAGCTCCCCAATACAGCAACGCGGTAGCGCCGACCTCTATGCCTGGGACCAGCAACAGCCAGGACTTATCCAACAACTATTCCCAAACATCGCTGGAGATAACACCAGACCAGCTAAGGGCAAACGGAGTAAGTGAGACTAGCCTTCAGGTAATTGATCATTTTGGTCCTAATGCTGCTGAAGATTTAAATACTTATTCTTGTCAGCTTGAAGATCACTTAATACAAACTAATCAGCAATTAGGTGAGTCAGTTGCTCTTCTTAAGGAGCTTTCTGCTGAGCATAAAGCTTATGAAAGGATTCTTACTGATCCTGATGTTTTAGCTGATTACACATGTGAATTCTTTGGTGAAAACGGTCCTTACCCTGTTTCTCAGAAAGGGCAAGCTCCACAAGGACAGCAAGTTGGGCAGCAGTTCCAGAATGCAGATAGATCTCACACAATACCTACTGCTCCTGCTCCTGCGGCTAAGCCTGCGACTACAGCTCCTGCTCCTCAGCGTCCTTCAATGCCTGCTCCTCCAGCTCCTCAGCCACAAGGGAATCCAGAAGATTTCTGGAATAACTTTGGCAACGCTGCTGATAGGGACCCACAGAACGCTTGGCGTTATCTGAATGCTGCACAGCAAAATCCTGAAGTTTTCCGTAACAAGCTTCTTGTAATGGAGTGATTTAACTCCTCATTAAATAAGGGGTAGCAAAATGCTGCCCCAACACTTATTCCCCTAATGGCAAAAAAGAAAGCTAGAGATAGAGCAGACGAGTTTATAGCTAGTCTAGGAACAGCCGGTGGGCCTATTGGTTCTCCGGGGTTAATTAGTTTTGGTGGTTCTGATATTCAAGCTCAGATTTTTGCTGGGAATAGTGATCAATACGCTCCAATTAGGATGCGTCAAGGAGAGTTAGGAGTAGGTAATCCAAATGCAGAGGTTCCTCCAATGCCTCAGGATTTAGATGCTTCTTACTTAAAGTTAAATTTACCTGGTTCTCCATTACCAGCTAATGCTTTACTTTCTCCTCAGAATCAGATGGCTGCAGAATTTACTCAGAATCAAATTGCAGCCAATGAGCAGCTCTATTTAAGAAATGCTATGAATCCTGTTGGTTTAATGAAATTGCCAGTAGGTAACTTCCAATCTCCTAAGAAAAAAGGTAGCCGCTAATGAACACCGCTAAAGCACAAGAAGCTGTAGACAAGTCACTTGAACATAAGCTTATAGCGGCAGCTATGGCAGAGGCTGCAGAGGAACCAATTGGAGGTGCAACTATGCAACCTAAAGATGGATTTGTTAATCCATATGGACGTATAGGAGCGATGCCCCCAACCGAATATTCTTTGACAAATAGTCTGAATTAATCAGTTCTTTAGAGATAAACTTAGTAAAGTCTGATTATTAAGTCATATTATAATTAATTTTAATGGAATTTAGGTTCCATATATGGAAGATTTGATCCTCTTTTCAGAGGATTTAATTTTCAGGTATCAGCAAATCTCATAGCGCTGAAAAAACCCCAATGTTTATTGATAACGATTTCCCTAAGCTGCTGGGTGCGGAACTATACCGCCCTCATCCAGCTTATATCGTGGAGATGGCCTCTGAGCCGGTCGTCGTCCATGACTTCACAAAACAACCGGGTCAAACTGTTCAGCTAGATCGTTACCGTTTCTTCGGTAACCCTGGCACGAAGACAAGCCGTGAGCGTACCCAGGATCAAACCATTGGTACAGCAAACAGCAGATCTATCGTTAAGGACAAAGTACTTGTATCTCTTCGTGAGTATACAGGTCCTGCCGACCCTAATAACTCAAATCTCCCTAGCACCTTCAAAATTGCTCGTGAGACTTTGATGACTGCTCAGCGTTTACTGCTGGATACTGGGAACCTAAATATGTTCCACCAGTCCATCGGTTCGCTGACTCTGCTCGATGATTATCGCAGATGGCGCGATCGGGTGTTCTTGGACGAACTGTTCAAATCAGAATCCCGTGGTCAGTCCTCTGACTCACAAGGTGGTTACTACTATCCTAACGGAAAGTCTAAGCCAACTTCAACAACTCTTACTGCTTATACCGCTACAGAATATGCTTCTGAGCGCTTTAAGTTCAACGTAAAAACTGACCTTCTCGAAGTAGTTAAAGCTCTTCGTAAGCGTCACGTACCAGTCTTCGCTGACGGCTACTATCGTTGCATAGCAGATCCTTCACTTATGAAAGATCTACGTGCTGATCAAGGCTTCCGTGAAGTTGCACGTTACCCAGGTTTAGGACAAGGCAGCCCATTAATGCCTGCTACTGCTCCTAACCAAGCCATCTATGGTGGCGGTCAGTACGGCCAAGCTCAGTTTGTCGCTGGTGAACCAGTGATGCCTTCAGGCTTTGTTTTTGAAGGTGTAAGATTCTTCGAATCTACAAACTTCCCAGCTAAAACTATCACGGTCGACATTGGTGATGGTGCCGGTGCAGTCTCTAAATCCACTCCTCCTGCCCTATTCTTCGGGCCGCAGGCTATTGGTGTTGGTATTGGTGGTCCTAACGCTCAAGTCCTTATTAACAATAATGATGACTTCAGCCGCTTCATTATTCTCATTTGGCAGCTATACGCTGGCTTTGCGAACTTGAACAAGGACTTCGTTACTACCGCTTTCACCATTACTGAGTAAGGAGGTATTTAACAATGGCAGCTTACAAAGAAAACGCTGGGGCCATTCTTAACCCCGGTAACCAGATAAACCGTCTGTCCTCCTACAACACTGAAGGTGTTTATGGTTGGCCAGGAGTTGAAGCTTTTGAACTTATTGGTTACGCCAAAGTAAGTAATAAGGCAGCTGATAAAGCTAGCTACAAGAGCTTCTCCGTAACGATTCCTTCACCTGATCGTAGGGTTGGAGATCGTGTACGCAATGACCGTACTAGCTGTGTCGTTCAGGCTTCTGCCGATCGTCCAGCTTATATTTACGGTGCTTCTATTGCTATCGCTCAGGATATTCCTTCTGCAGCTCAGGATCGCGCAGGCTTCCCTGCTGACCCTGTAACAGCTGATATTTATGGAACCAACACTGAAATTATTCAGTTTGGCCCTGATAACGGTGGCTCACCTTATGGTGTTCCTGCAACTCAGCTTAATGGTTTAGCTGCAGCAACTTCATACTTGACAATTGGTGCTACAACCAAGATTGTTCAAGGTACCCGCGACACTACAGTTGGAAACCTTCCATTCTGGACATCCGTTAGTAGCTCAATTGCTGCTGCTGACGCTGCTGACTCCATGATGTACAAGGTTGTAGCTGATACAACTTTCAAGATCTATAACACCAACGGCATTACACAAACTGCTGTTAACGGTGACGGACTTTACATCAGCGATGCTGATGCTGACGCAAGTAGGGCTGCTTACATCCTTACTCGTGTTAACTATCTCCGTCCTGCATTCGGTGTTAACTGGAATGATATCCAGGGATTCATTGATTTTGCTTCTCAAGTAGGCGGTAACGACGAATAGAACGCTCTATAATTTAAGAATATAGGTGAATTAGCGGGTCCTAGTGATCCGCTTTTTCATATTTACGGTTAAGATTTGGTAGGGTTATTCTCATAGACGAACTTAATTTGTACTGTTCATGTTGTATCAATACAAGCAAACTGGCGGACTAGTAGAGGTCATAGCAAAGCATGGTGATGGCATCATGATGTGTATTGATGCTCAAGAAGATGTACTTTATGTAGATGAATCAGAATTAGTTCCTCAATTAGAGGCTACTAACGAGAAGATAAAAGCTGAAGAACGTTTAAGTGCAGATTTAGCAGCTGATGGGGTTAAACCAGCTAAACCAACAAAACGCGAGACGTTCCCAGTAGATGTACGAGTGAATATCAATACAGCAAGTGCTCGTCAAATCGCCGATGCTTTACCCGGTGTAGGTTTGAAAACTGCTAGAGATATAAAAGATTTACAAACAGCTCAGTCTGGTGAAAGATTTGTAAAACTTGAACAACTACGTGGAATAAAGCGTGTTGATTGGGATCAAATTTTTGAGGAGAACTTAGTTCGCGTAGACTAGATGTTAGGTCAGTTTTGTATTGTAGTTAATGAAGCTTGATACCTATTTAAAATCGAAGATACGTTGGCACCTTGGGTATAATTTAACTTCAGTACCTGCTGGTGACATTGCACGTCTTGAAGAGGCATTAGATAATGTTCAAGACACTTTCTGGTATGACAAAATTGTCGAACAGATTGGTCGTTGTGATGAAGCAGAGAAACGAACTGATATGACTGGCACCATTAATAATGGAACAGTTCCTAGAAGTCGAGTTGAAAGTATAGCTGGTGACGTTGACCGTACTGTTGCAACTTCTGATTTTAAAGAGACACTGAAAACATGGACAGAGATTTACATGTTTGAATGTGATCGCTTAGCTTTACATTTATATGTTCCAAATTATCGGAATCCTATGCAGGCTAGGTATCGTTTTGAAAGAGAAGGTGCTGAGTTTATCCAGGCTTTACCAGGGCCAGCAGACATTGCAGTTGGTACGAGATTGATGCTTGCTGAAAGCTGGCGGTAGTAGCATTTCCCCCTGTTATTCTAAGTAGTAGACTAGTTTCAATTTCATGGCGATAACATACTTTCAAGACACAATATTCACACAGGACACAACCTTAAGTGCGCCAGGTGATGGAACTGCGTTGCAAGTTGCTCAGAATAACTTTTTTGCCACGAAAGATTATACTTTGATTGCGGTAGTTGCTTCTATTGGTACGAATGTAAAAGTTAGGTTAGATGGAAGTATTGATGGAACAAATTACGCACCTATTATTGCTGAAAAGACTATTAGTGCAGATGGCTCACACGCTTATTCTGTTTCAGGTATACCAGTGAAATGGATTAAACCTGTATTTACAAGTGAGAATGGTGGTTCTCCTACTGTTACTTTCCATTTAGCAGCTATTTAAGATGTCTGTTAAGCCACGTACTAGGCTTGGTTATCATTTTGGGGTTAATAGAAAATCTACACCAAATGAGAGAAGCGATGGTGTAGGAGGATCTCGAGAATCTAATTTTATTGAAGGGCGTAGTCGGCCTAGAATGGCAGGAGAGATTAATATTTTCACTGCGGAACCTGATTATTTAAGACCTCCTATTAAAGGACTTTGGTTAAAACAACCTTCTCTTAGAACATCTACTATTCTGCGTGGTTCTCCAATACCTGACGAAACTGATTCTTTTTAATTACCATGGGACAAAAGAGAGACGGAAAATTTCTTGTTAGAGAACCTCAAGGGGGTGGATTCTCTGCAACTACATCTCCGATGGTTGCTGATATTTTTGAAAAGGCACCTCAAGAACAAGCTGTAGGACAGGCAACTCCTCAAGTTGGAAGTGATTTGGTTAGGAGTGTCGTTAGTGATAAGTCAGGATTACAGCAAGAGAACGCAGACCCCGAATTAAGAATGGCTGCTGATATTTTTGATTCTGAGTTAGCGAAGAGCTTGGCATTAGAAAGTAGTAAAACAAAATACGGTCCAGGGCAAATATCTAAATCCCCAGGTGTTGGTTCTTACCTAGGGGAAGCTTCTTACCCAGCTGGGCCGACAAGCTAATGACTAAGAAACGTTCAATGCCACCGGAAATATTGGATTATTTTAAGAAGAAGAATGGAAAAAACTCAGAGAAAAAAGATGATAATGAGCGCCGTAAAGAGGCAGTTACGAAATCTAGAGTTAGGTTAGAAAAAAAAGGCAAGGAGAAGAAAGAGGATCAATAAAAAATCCTTCAGTTAGAATAACTTTTAAGCCTATCTGTAGATAAACGTGTCAAGCACTAGTTCAAATAAACAACCGTTAATGGTCGATCGTCCAGCGACGAATTCCACGTTGGTAACTGTGGCATCTGGACAATCCTTTTTAACAAGTCTTACCCCTACGGCTGTTGGTAATGCAACTAAAGTTTTTGACTGTGACTCAGCTTTAACGGATACTTCAATTAGTGGTGCTTATATAGATGAGATCTGGCTTCGTTATAGCAAAAGAGTTGTTGAATATATGGACGCGAAGGCAGCGACCACAGGCACTTATTCTGCAAACAGTACGACAGCCACAATAACTATTGCTGGTGGGCACGATTTAGAGGTAGGTCAAGAAGTTTGGCTAAACTTTACAAGTTATAGTTCCGGAGCTGTCCCAATTGATGGTAAATTTACTGTTGTAACAATAACTCCAACAATATTTACTGTTACAATTCCATCATTAGGCGGTACCATCACAGGAAATGTAAGTGTACAAACTCCTATTGATTTTTGTTTCTACCTTGTTGGTACTGGCACCATTACCAACATTAATCAGTTTTTCCCACTATTTGTTGCAAGTTTGCCCGCTACAACAACGTATCAAACATGTAGTTTGACGTTAAAAGGAGTTTTACCTTATATCAATCACCCGGTAGCACAGTCTGGTAATAATGTTTCTTCATCGAATAGCAATATTCTTCCTAAGCAAAGAGGATTAATGTTGCAGAGAGGACAGGCTTTGTATTGTGCGACTAGTGGAGCCACTGCATTGACTAATGGTTTCTACTGTAACGTTCAAGGTGGATATTACTAAATTAAAGTAATGGCATTTGATGTCGGTGGTTTTAATTCTCCATCGAAGACGAATTTTAATGCTGATTTTTCAAAAGGTTTTGATGATAGGAATCAATTTAGTAAACCTGATGATTGGAAAGTAGATAATTCAAATCCCTATACTGCTGCAAAAGGTTATAGGGTTAAATTTGCGAGTGAAGTTAAGTTTTACAATCAAGATGGTTTATGGCCACGATGGAGGCGTGGTTACGAAATATATACCATGACTCAGAGCATTTTAGGGTCAACGGCAAATGAAAGAAGTAAGAGAGGAGATTATCGACTTTATTTTACGTTTCAGCAATATCCAGGTATTTTTATTCCTGCTCGTATATTTACTTTTCCTTCAACAAATCAGGAGTTAGGTGAACATATTGTTGGTATGCGGGATACTGATGGTTTTAATTTTTACGATTTTGGTTTGCCTATTTTAGATGTACGTTATTTAGGGAATGCTGTAACCGCAACGTATAGTCAAAGTGGGACGACAATTGTTGTAACAAAGAATGAACATGGTTTATATCCAGGAGATAATGTTTATTTAGATTTTTCTAGTGGTAGTGGTGTTGATGCGACATTAAGTATTGTTAGTAAAACACAGAATACTTTTACTCTTACTGCAGCAGCGCCAGCAACAACTTCTGGAAACGTTACGTATTACGTTTCTACAGCATTTACCGATCCACGATGGACAGTTAGCCGAGTTAAATTACGTTATTTACCAACTGAAGTTTCTTTCTTTGCCGGTGAAAGATTAGCGGATCGGATCATTGAAAAAGATCCTGGTATCTCTTCTACTTATTCTCGAACTGCTTCGACAGTTACTGTTACATGCTCTGCAGCGCATGGACTCTCAAGTGGTAATACAGTGTTCCTAGATGTTAGTACAGGCGATGTTTCTTCTGGTAGATATGTTGTTACTGTCACTGGTGCTAATTCATTTACTGTCACTACAATTACCAGTGGAAGTACTTCTGGAAATGTTACTCTTAATCGCTTATTAAGGGGGTATCGTTATGACGATTATGTAGGGTATACCGTAACAGGTTCGGATGCTACTACTAATGAATTAATATTTCAGCGAGACGATAGTTATGGTGCAAGTACTACTGATAATGTTGCAAAAACAACCGTACCAGCTCATCGAGGTTTTGCGATTGGTAGATATTTAACTACAGAACTGAGATGGCAATGTTCTTGTCAAGATTTCTCAAGACGTGATTCCTATGATCTATTTAGTGAATTAACTCATGAGAGATTTCCTGTTACTAATATCCACAGTACAAAACCTGGTAATGTTTTACAACCTGATGGAACTTTAAGTGACTCAAGGGATATTCCAGGTACGTTCAGCGATTTAGGCTATCTCACAATAAATAATTTCTATCAGCTTCCAAGTTATAAAGATACAAAAACCAAATCGTTTCAAAACTTAATGTACTATCAATTGAGATGGTGTAAGCATATTTATGCTGCCATGTTCTCTTTAGTCCATGATGAAGGTAATGAGCCTTTAAAGTTATCTGCTAAATATACTCAGTCAGGTCCAAACATAACAGTTGAATTCGATAATCATGGTTTAGATACTAATACTAAGATTGATCTGACATTTACGAGTGGCGATGCTGTTTCTGGTGAATACACTATTACTTCAGTCCCTGATGTTAATAGCTTTGTTGTTATTTATCCTTTTAGCAATATTTCTAGTGGTTATTGCACTGTAAGTAACTTAAAGAAGCACGAGTATGTAGGAGCTTGGTTAAACGAGCCGAATGATGAGCCTATTGGTGCCGGACGAGAGGTTTTTGAACAAAGATTTGCAAAAGAGAAGGCAAAGTTAAAGGAGTCAATTGAAATATTGAAGCTATTCCAAAGACATACAAAATGGAGTGGAAACAAAGAAGTCACTGGGGATTTCAACTTACCTCAAAATGTTGCAGACTTTGACCCATCGATGATCGGAATGACTTTGACTGATGGTATAAAACGTGATTCTGAAGGGAATTTAAGTCGAAGTGGTGCAACTACTAATACTACAAATCGAATGATTGCTTTAGTTAATAAATTATTTAATAAATCTCCTACTTTGATTGAAGATATAAAATTTGGATTGATTAGTCAGCCTTTAAGTCAATATGTTGAATCTTTTGAGTCAGGTTTAGTTAAAGGAGGAGAGTTTTTTAACGGTGATCCTGTAGAAACTGCTTCATCAGTTAGTACTATTGACGGAAGTACTTATGCTCCAGATACTGATCAAGATACAGTAGTAGATGCTGGTTTATACAGAAATACAGCTCTTCCTTAGTTATGGCAGTACAGATTTTATCTAGGCGTTCGAGTGTTCTTTATGATCGGCCTTTTCCTATTCGTCTTGGTGTTGGTGAGTTGGCTATTAATAATAATGCCGGGGATCCGGGATTATTTTTTATTGATAATACCGCCTCTCCTTCAACAGCTCTAATAAAGGCAGGTCCTACGCATGTTGGTAATACGGCTCCAAATGTTTCTCCAGCTGGTTATACAAGCCCCAGCAAGGGTGAATCTTGGTTAGACACAGCTAGTACTCATATTCTTAAATTTAATGACGGTACTGCATGGAAAACTGCAAAAGCCGTGGCTTCAGTAGATGCGGGGTTTCCTGCGAATCCAGTAGATGGGCAATTACATTTCAATACTTCTACAAGTAAATTGAATATGTATCGTCTGTCTACTACATCTTGGGTTGTAATTGGACCTTAACGGTGAGTAAGGAGATGATCAAGAATTCGATCCAATTTATTATGGACCGCTTGCATTTCCCGTAAAAAATCTTCTTTTAACACGTAATCACAAACAACGCGGTTTTGTAGGTTATCTAGATCACGTTCGATATTTTCGAATCGTTTGTCTAGTTTTTTATTGAAGTTTGAAAGTGCCCGAGATAATCCAGCAAAAGCACCGATGCTTCCTGATAAAACGGCAGCAATAAGTTCCGGCGACACTTTTTTTCTCCTTTCTTATATTCTAAAGGATTTTACAAATTAAAATATAAAATAGTACGCAGATTGACATGGCAACAGGATATGAACCAAATATAGAGGGAGCTATAACGGTTCTCGTAGATCTAATGACTGCAAATGGGTTTACGATGAGTCGTCAGCCTTATGAGCCGAATTATCGCGGTTTAGTAGATGCACTCATTGATTTAAAAGAAGGTTTTCCAACTTTCTCTCCAATTCGAGTTGGTTTTGACGCTACTACTTTTGAGGCCGTCGCTGATAAAGACGCTTTATATATGCGTACTTCTGATGGGAAAGTAGGTAAAGCCACTGCTACAAGTGGTAGTTCAGAAGCTGCAAATGTTGTCGGTTTTGCTGATTCTGCAAAAGGTGCAGATGAAACAGTAAAAATTGTAGTTGTTGGGATAAAAACAATGAGTGGATTAGACGCAGGTGATTTATATTACTTATCGCCTACAACTGCAGGTGCAATAACAACAACAGCCCCTAGTGGTTCAGGACAAGCAGTGACTCGTTTAGGAGAAGCAGCTACAGCCACTGATTTTAGTATCCAACTTGAACCTCCGATCCTCTTAGTATAATGCCAAATCCCGGAGTTATTGATAATGAACCGTATGCACCTAATTCTGAGGGTCTAACAGGCGTACTGATAGATCTAAAAGAAACAATGGCTGATAAACAGACTTATTCTGTTATTGGTTATCAGTGCATAACATTTGAAAATGTTACACAGGGGGAAGCACTTTATTGTCGAAGTAGTGATGGGAAAGTAGGTAAAGCTATTGCTGATGATACTTTTGATAAAGCTCTTGTTGCTGGGTTTGCTCAAACAACTAAGTCAACAGGTCAATCAGTAAATGTAATTGTCAGAGGATTAATGGCTACCTCTGGATTAGATGCGGGAGATGACTATTATCTTTCTGCTGCATCAGCGGGTGCAATAACAAAAACACCTCCATCTGGATCTGGTGAGTATTTAACACGTATTGGTGAGGCTGGTACTTCTACTCAATTAATTATTAAATTAGAGCCACCTATTCTTATAAGTTGAAGATTTAAGTCATCGTAAGATAGAGGTAAGTAGAAACTTTCTATTCATAAGGACTCCAAGGGCTTGGGTTAAAGTATGGCAGTTAGAGATCCACTAATAATTGTTTCTGGATTATTTCAGGAATTAAATACTTCTTCTGATAAGTTAAATCTTGATGGAAATACGACTGCTGATTTAGCTGAGAATACTAATCTTTATTACACCAATGCCAGAGCACGTGGCGCTGTTTCTGCAACTGATTCAGGTGGTTTAGGCAGTTTTACATATACATCTGGAACAGGGGTATTTGAATATACAGGACCTTCTGATGCAGATGTGCGAGGAAAGGTTAGTGTTGCTTCAGGTGAAGGATTAACTTATAACTCTTCTACTGGAGTATTGGGAACGAGTGCAATCCCTAATACGCAATTAGCTAATAGTTCTGTAACAATAGGATCAACAGCTGTAGCTCTAGGAGCAACTGTAACAAATTTCACTGGAATTGGATCTTTAACTTCTACAGTTAAAGTTTCATCAGATGTTCTAGAAGCAAGTAGTTACGTAAGAGTTGGAACTGACGGAGAAGTAGGCGGTGTTCGTTTAGAAAAATTATTTAGTACCACTAAATCTGCAGTAACTTTTGAAGGTGCTACAGCAGATGATTTTGAAACATCTCTAACAGTAACTGATCCGACAGCTGATAGAACTATCACACTACCTGATGCAAGTGGAACTGTTGCCTTAACAAGCGATCTTGTTGTTACTGCCAGTAGTACAACTACTTTTTCAAATAAAAGTATTGCTCTAGGAAGTAATACAGTTACGGGTACGACTGCTCAATTTAATACAGCGTTAACAGATGGAGATTTTGCAACTTTAGCAGGTACTGAAAGTCTTACAAATAAAAGTCTTACTGCTCCAGTTCTGAATGCTACTTCGGCTACTGTCGCAGGCAAGATTTTATTTAAAGAAGGTACAGATAATGGAACAAATACAGTAACTTTGTTAGGAGCTGCTTCAACTGCAGATGTAACTATTACTCTCCCAGCGGAAACAGGCACGGTATTAACAAGTGCATCTTCTATTGCAAATGGAAATTTAGCTAATAGTACTGTAACTATAGGATCTTCAGCTGTTTCTCTAGGTGCGACTTTATCTTCTATTGCTGGTTTAACTTCTTTAACGTCTGCAGCAGTGGTTACAGATGATGATGGATTTAGAGTTCGAGATAATACAGATAATACTAAACAATTAGCTTTTGAATGTTCATCAATTGCGACAGGAACTACTAGAACATTAACTATACCGGATCAAAGTGGAACTATTGCATTAGTTGGCGGTGGTGCAACTGAATTCTTAGATAATGTATTTAGAGTCCAAGACAATGCAGATAATTCAAAAGAATTAGCTTTTGAATGTTCAGGAATTTCTAGTAGTACTACTCGTACAATGACAGTGCCGAACGAAAATGGAACCATTTCCACTGAAAGTTTTGCAACTGCAATCGCAGTGGCATTAGGATAGACTTATGGCTACCCAAGTACAATTTAGAAGAGGCACTACAGCTGAGCACAGTAGTTTCAAAGGTGCTGATGGTGAAGTTACTGTAGATACTTCGAAAAAGACAGTTGTTATTCATGATGCTATTCAAGCAGGTGGTTATCCAGTTTTAAGACAGGATGGTTCCAATTCAGCTTTATCGCCCGGTGGACTTAGCAATTGTGCTTTAAAGTTTGATGGAGATTCGAATACTGGAATTATTAGCCCGTCTGCAGACAACATATCTTTAGTTACTGGAGGAGTTGCAAGGCTTACAATAGACGGAAGTGGTGCTGTGACTATTCCTGGTAATCTTATTGTTTCTGGTACTTTAACTGCAACATCCACTAGTTTCTCAGATCAAATTGCACTCATTCTCGCATTAAGCTGATATGGCAAATACTTTCAAAGTCGATACTAAAGCAAGTGTTGTTACTGCAGCTATAACGGATGCAACTGCAGTAGTTGTTACAGCAGGGGGTTCGGCGACATGTATTCTTCTGAGTGTTTTGTTATCAAATAAGACCGGGACAAGTGCTGATGTTGATGTTTATTTAGAAACTACTGGTGATGATGTTTATTTATTAAGAAATGCTCCAGTACCTACTGGTTCTTCACTTGAGGTGATTAGTGGATCAAAAGTAATAATGGAATCCAATGATAAGTTACGAATACGGTGCGGAACGGCATCAGCTATTGACGCCTCAGTCAGTTACTTAGAGCAGACTTAAGGGGGTAAAAAAATGACATTAAAGTTAAATGGCAGTTCCTCTGGTTTTGTAGCAATCGACGCACCAGCAGCAGCTGGAGGTAATACTTTAGTTCTCCCACCAGATAATGGAAGTAATGGAGAGTTTTTACAGACGAATGGATCGGGGACTTTAGATTGGGCAGCAGTTTCGTCTGGTTTTGAAACTGAAGAATATGATGAGTGGAGGTTGACTACTAGTTTTACTGGTGCAGTAAACCCACTTACAAATAATTTAGAGCGACCAGATACTAATAGTTTTGAAAAGATAGGAACCGGAGTTTCACAATCTTCTGGTGTTTGGACTTTCCCTAATACAGGTAAATGGTTGATAACTACAAACTCAGCACATTATAAGCAATCAACTGTCGCTCGTTGGCCTGGTAGCATACATTACACGACCGTAGATAATGGATCAAACTGGGTGGAAGCCGCAACAGGTTGGGCCTGGATGTACTATGCTAGTAACTCTGCAGGTAACACTGTAACTTTACGTACTCTATTTGATTGTACAGATACCAGCACTCATAAATTCAAGTGGGCTATTAATGATTCTGATGGCGAAACTACCACAACTGTTGGTGATACAGGAGCTAATAAAACATACATCTCCTTCTGGAAAATAGGGAGTACATAAAATGGATACTAATACAGGAAGACCAAATCACATTGAAGACTATTTAATTACTGTAAGGAAGGGTCAGTGGTTTGGATGGACTAATCCTAAAAATAAAATCTATTTAAATCTTGTTGTTAATGATGGAGGTAGTAAACCTTCTGAAGCAGATTGTACTAATGGACTTAAAGCACTACAAGATTCTTGGGATTTAGAAAATGACTCATATAGATCTAGACGCAGAGTAAAGTATCCTGATTTAGGTGAACAACTAGATCTTTTGTATTGGGACAAAAAGAATGGAACTAATAAGTGGGTAGAATCTATTGATAAAATAAAATCTGATGTTCCTAAATCATGAGTATATTTAAAGTAGGAGCCATTAAAATATACTTAATTGAGGTGAAATAAATGGCACTTAATGTTGTTAGTTCTGACAGATTAAGTACTAACGTAAAAACTTCAAACTTAGCCACAGGACTTTCAAGTAAAGTAGGTTCTAGTAAAAATTTACTAGTTAATGGAGCCATGCAGATTAGTCAGCGTGGAAATGTAACGGGTAAAACAGCTAGCACTTATGGAGGCCCTGATCGTTGGAAAACTTCAATTAGTGGATTAGGTACTTGGTCTATTAGTCAAGAGACTTCTGTTGTCCCAGCAGGTTTTAAAACTGCATATAAATTAGACTGTACGACTGCTGATGCTTCACCAGCCGCCACAGATCTTCTTGTTCTTCAATATAAGCTAGAAGGATTTGATCTACAAGGAGTTGCCGCTGGGACTTCTTCTGCTAAAAAACTTAGTTTAAGTTTCTGGGTTAGATGTACTAAAACAGGTAACTTTACTGTTCATTTAGACAATAAAGATGCAACCAGATCTATTGGTTCTACTGTAACTATCAGTTCTGCAGATACATGGGAAAAGAAGACCATGACATTTGCTGCTGATACAACAGGCGCATTTAATAATGATAATGGTGATGCTTTACATCTAAATATGTGGTTAGACGCAGGAAGTAATTACACAAGTGGAGCTGTTCCTTCTGCCTGGGAAGCTACATCTGATGCAGATAAGGCTGCTGGTACAAATTTAGCTTTAGGTAATAACACTGCAAATATTTTTTATATAACTGGCGTTCAGTTAGAAATAGGAGATACACCTACTGAGTTCGAATATAGGCTGTACGGAGAAGAGTTAGAAAGATGTAAAAGATACTTCCATCGATTACTTGGAGGTGCAACTGATTACTGGCTACTCGCCACTAAGTATACAGATGATACTGCTATTGGTATCATGCATTGGTCTCCTTGGATGAGAACTACCCCTACATTTTCAGCGAATACAGGGACAAATTATTATCTTTGGTATGCAGATTCTGATGAATCAGGAGTTAATGTAGATGGTTCTGGTTTCTCTCTACAACAAGCAAGTGAAAGGTCTGGGGGTATTAGATATCTTCTAACTGGAGGAGAAAGTGGAAAGTCTTTTGCTGGAACAGGTGAAGGAATCTTATGGTTTTCTAGTTCTTCAGCTATAGTTGATCTTGATGCGGAGTTTTCTTAATTATGGCTAAATATAAACTTGTAAAAAGTAGTACTTCAGGAGAAGTAGTTTCTGTAACTCTTATAGAAGGTAACGTACATCATTCTATACCTTTAGCTGAGGATAATAGTCATTATCAAGAGTATAAAGCTTGGGTAGATGCAGGTAATACTCCAGATCCAGCAGATGGACCTAGTGATTGGGATATAGCTAGAAGGAAAAGAGATAAACTATTAAAGAATTCAGATTGGACAATGATTACAGGGGTGACTGTGGATCAAGCTCAATGGGCTGCCTATAGAGATAAATTAAGAGAAATACCCCAAACTTACAAAGGAAAAGCAACGTCAGAAATTGTTTGGCCTACAGCCCCTTCTACTAAGGGTCCAAATAGTTAATTAATAGAAGAGTTATCAACTGTAAAATAAGAAGAGTAGTAGCTTTCTCTTTGTTAATTTGTTATGGCATATATTGGAAATAATCTCCAAGTTGCGTTCGAGAGCTATAAAGCTATCGATGATATAAGTAGTAGTTTTAATGGATCCACAACTACCTTTAATTTGCATGTTGGAGGAGTCACCCCAACTCCTTTTCCAAAAATACCTCAAAATTGTTTAATTTCGGTCGGTGGTGTTATACAAGAACCAGACGATACAGGCACTACAGGTTTTAAATTTAATACAAGTAATCAGCTAGTCTTTAGTTCTGCTCCAGCTGAGGGAGAGTCTTTCTTTGGTGTAATTCTTGCCGGTGCAGATTATGTAAATGCTGGTGTGAATTTCCCTGCTGGTACATTAGGTGCTCCCAGTATTACCTTTGATGGTGATTTAGACACTGGTTTTTATAGGGCTGCAGCTGATACGGTCGCTTTAGTATCAGGTGGAACAAAGATTGCACAGTTCCCCACAACTCAAGGAGCTGCAGATAAGGCATTAATTACGGATGGAGCAGGTAATTTAAGCTGGGGAGATGCTGGCGGCGGAGCAGTTGGGGGTGGATCAGATAAAATTTTTATTGAGAATGGTCAAACTGTAACTACTAATTATACAATTGGAGATAAATTTGGAGCTGTTTGTAACGCCGGTAGCTTTGGACCGATTACAATAAATTCATCGATCGTGGTCACGATTCCTAGTGGTGAAACCTGGACGATAGTTTAAATTATGGCACTTGTTTTAACTGGAGCAGCGGCTTCAAATATAAATTTAGGTACGAATGGAACTATTACCGGATTAGCTGTAGGGGGTGTTCCAGATGGAACAATCGATACAGATGCTATAGCAGTTAGTGCAAGAGGTAAGATTCTTCAAATAGTTGCAGGGACTCCTGATACAACATACAGGACTTCTACTTCAACGAGTTTCGTTACAGCTTCAAGTACTTGTAATGTAGCAATTACACCAACATCTGCTTCTAGCAAAATACTTGTTATATGTAAGACTCAGATTTCTTGTAATGATGGTAATGATGCCTGGGCAGCTACTATTTATCGTGACTCTACAAATTTAGGTGTTACTGATGCGGGTTTAGCAAATGGAAATAGTGTTCCAGGTATTGTTGGACTATATTATCCTGTTTCAATGCATTATGTAGATTCACCAAGCACTACAAGTTCGATAACCTATCAGCTTCGAGTATGTGTGCATGATCTAGATGCTGATGGATATAGTGTAAATATAGGAAATACAAGTTATGGAACATCTGCTGGAGACGTTGTTCCTTCTACAATGTATGCTATGGAGTTCGCATAATGGCCACTAACAAACAAATAGTCGATGCTGCCAGAGCAATAGATCCTAAAGCAGACTTGTCAGTCTCTGGAGGAGATGTAAATACAATTGTTTGGGAGAATGGTTACTCAGGTATTGATATTGATGTTTTAAAGGAAAAGATAGTTGAGATAGAAACTCGAGATATAAATAATAGATATCAGACAGCAAGAAAGCGTATGTATCCTCCTTTCGGAGATCAATTAGACTCTCTTTATAAAGACATACTAACAGGGAAGTTAGACTCAACTGGAGAGTTTGCTAGAGGAATTCTGGCTGTTAAGCAAGCACATCCAAAACCATGAGCACATTAAAAGTTAACGCAATTAGAGGTACAGGTGCATCATCGGATGCTATTACAGTTAATGCTACTGATGGAAGTTGCACGGCAAAGATTACTAATAACTTAAGCAACAGAAATTTAATAATTAATGGTGCTGTGAACGTGGCACAACGAGGAACCTCATCTACATCTACAGGTTATGCAACTGTAGATAGAATGAATTGGGGTTTATCAGGTCATAGTGTAACTGTTACTCAATCTCAACACGCATTAACTTCTAGCGATACTGGACCTTGGGAGAAAGGTTTTAGGAACTCAGCACATATAGCCTTATCCGGTGCTGGTACTATGGCAACCGGAACCACTATGAGTATGTTCTACAAAGTAGAAGCTCAAGATATCGCTAATTCTGGTTGGGACTATACTAATACTTCAAGCAATATAACAGTAAGTTTCTGGTTAAAAGTAAGTACAGTACAGACTTTTTATCTTTTACTATTTACATCTGACGGCACTTCTAAGTCAATAGTTAAAGAAGTTACTCCTGCTGATACAAACTGGAATAAATTTACTTTTACTATACCTGGCCACGCTGATTTACAGTTTGATAATAATAGTGATGTTGGTTTAAGTTGTGCACTTATTGTTACTTATGGAACTGATAAAACAGGATCAGGTAATAACTTAAATTCTTGGGGTAATTACAACTCAAGCGAAAGAGTACCTGATATGGCCAGTACATGGTTAACAGCAGGTGCTTCTACATATGAATTTACTGGGCTTCAGTTAGAAGTAGGAGACGTTGCCACTGACTTTGAACATAGATCGTTTGGGGATGAATTATGGAGATGCCGTCGTTATTGTCAGGCATCAAAAGCTGATGATAATGATTTCTTATTTGGTCCTGGTTATGAAGGAGGAAGTGGAAGCTTTTATATGCCTGTAATGCTCAATCCACCAATGAGAGGATCACCTTCTATGACTATAGTTTCAGGAGATTGGAAACAAGTTGGTCAAGCTGGACAATCTACTAATTATACAGGTGCAATGGCTGCTTATGATCCTCAACCTGGTCCTATCTATACATCTTTATTATTCTGGAAAGATACAGATTATCCAGGTAGTAAAGATGGAAGAACGCAGTGGATGAGGGCTGATAGTGATGGTACAGTTGTGGCACTTGAAGCGGAGCTTTAACTATGGCAGAAAAATACAAATGGGTTAAACACCCAGAATTTCCAAATGATGCAAATCGAAATGGTTTGCTATATGCAGAAGATGGAGTTAACTATCGAGTATCTATAAATCGTAGTGATACTGGTAGCTATCTTTATAAGCAATACCAAGCCTGGATTGATGCAGGTAACACTCCAGAGGCTGCCGACTAGTGAAACCCCCTAGTACGGATAACTGCTATAACTTTAGAGTTATATCGGTAGATCGTGTTGTCGATGGGGATACTATAGATGTAACTTTTGATTTAGGTTTCGGTATTTGTAAATCTGAAAGAATTCGTGTAGCTGGGGTTGATTCTCCAGAGAAAAGAACACGTAATTTAGAAGAGAAAGAATTAGGAATTGATGCTTCTGATTGGCTCGAATATAAATTAGAAGGTGCAATAGCTGGTGAAGAAGATTTAGTTATTAGAACTGAATTAGAAGGTGGTAAAGGTAAGTTTGGAAGACTTTTAGGATGGCTTTATATTGGGTATTCTAAGTGTGATGGAAATTGTTATTGTAGTTGTCATTCACAGGTTTCTATTAATGAAACAATGGTTGAAGAAGGTTATGCATGGGAGTATGATGGCGGTACAAAATCTAAAGACCTTGAAACTTTACGAGAAATTCGTAAGATAAGGGGTAGCTTAATCTCGGAATAGGTCATGCAAAAAGTTGTCAACTTCGTTGCTCTTGCGTCTGGTGTTGTATCTCTTGCCGTTGTTGGGAGTGGCTTATATGTATACGTACAAAGAGATCAACTTATTGATAGTGTCAAGTCTCAAGTCCTTAAGTCAGTTACTGGTTCACTTCCTGGACTAGTCGATACAAAATTACCTTCTACAACTGGTGGAGTAGTACCAGGAGTTCCGGCTAGTAAATCTACTGGGCTTGGTATTCCTAGATAGTGTCTGAAATACCTGATATTCAGGTTAATCCAATTGGGGTTCCTTATATACCTCCTTGGGTAATTCATAGCGTTCCTCCGGCTCCTGTAGCGCCTCCTGTAACAGTAAACATAGGTTTTCCTATTATTGATATGCCAGGGTGTGTTGAATGGCATCCTGACGATAAAAGAGCAGGTAATTTACCCTTAGAGGATAAAGATGGGGTAAGGACATTATGTCCTAATGGCCAATATCCTTCATATAACGCTCTAGATTATACTCCTGAGAATTTAATTATTACTGAGCAGGTTGCTCCTCCTGCTTATAAAGACGCTGAAACACCACCTCCTCCTACTCCTGAGACAGATATTCCTGATATCCCTAAAAAGGAAGACGAAGAGGTTGAATGTCCTGGTCCTAAAGATCAAAGAATTGGAGACTTAAGAAATGTACAAGGGAAAGAGAAAGTTATTGGTCACGAAGTACGAAATGGTGAATGTATAACTCTTTACGAAGAGACAACTGTAGTCGATAAATATGTACCAACTCCTGCTCAGGTGGTTAACACGGCTCAGATTGCTGTTGTAGCTGCTACTGTACCCTTATTAATTGCAGCTGTTAAACCTGCAGTTGCTCAATTAATTAAGAGAATACCTAAATTATTAGGACGTAAAAATAAAGAAGTTTTATCTTTTAGCGAGAAATTGGCTCGCCAACGCTCATTGAATCAAGAACAGAAGAAGAAGAATCAGATGGGTCAGAGGAAGACGAAGAAGAAGAAATAGGGTTGATTGAATGCTGGTGCTGGCCGACAACTCCTGGAGGATTTACAAGAACAACGTCTGAACAAATTACTGCAAATTTAGATTTAGGATGAAACATTATCCCAGCTTTCATAAGTTCTCCGCAATTCTTAAGTCTAGCGATTTCAAAATCTAAACGTTTGTTCGCAGTTAATTGTAGGACGTGAGCAATTCGTGAATCCACTGCTCGTTTACATCTGGATTGCAGTCCTCCGTCGAGGGGTATTGAAAGAGTGGCCGAGATTCCATAATTAAAGTTGAACTGATCTTTTTGTCCAGTTCTTGTGGGCACGTGATAAAGAATGGAGCCTGGATTGTCCATAACCCCGTCATTATTGGTATCAGAAGTGTCGTAAACAGGGTCATTATAGTAATACTCTTTTGGTTTCTGGAAAGAATGACTGTCGGTTAAAAATGGCGTAATGTTTAAAGTAGGACCCTGGCACGAGATTCCGTCCCCATAGGTGTTGGTAATGTACGGTCCTTGTAAAACTTGGATGGCTTGGTTGGTAACAGAGCCTGAGCTATTAGCCACAGGATTAGCAGTGGCGCTAACACCGCCAACGTCCGCAGAGCGTACTGGCGTCGGGAATAAAACATTCGCATTTAATAATATTAGTAGTAGATACTTTAATTGCTGAAAGTTGAAGTGGTGTCGGTCACACTTTGGATCTCGGTGACTCTCTGAATTATTGTCTGGTTGACCATCCCGGGTGCTCGATATGTTTCGGTAAATTGAAAACTTCCACCGGGATTTGCGATGCTCCAATCTGGTTTGTTTGCGGCATCTAAACCAGTCCATGTTGATGTAACACCTTGAAGAGTATTCGAATTTCCAGTAACTGCATTAGGAGAGATACTTGATCCGGAATGTTCTACATTTGTACCGGTCACAGTATACTGCCAACCTGTTTGATAATCTATCGAATTTATAGTCTCAGTTACTTTAGATGTTGTTTCTGTATGACTCGTCATACCCCCTTGAGTGAAATTTGGGATAACGGGAACTGCAGCAGCTTCCGGCACAAAGACAAGTAATAACAGCCATAGAAGCTGCTTCATGACTAGTCAATGGTTATTTCGCTAACGAATTGGCCCGTAGCCGTCGTTCCAGCTCCACCGGCTGTAATTGTCATAACACCTGCGGAGGTTATTGTTCCTGCAAGAGAACCTGCGACACCACCACTTTGTGTGGTCTGTACTCCATAAGCTGGCATATCTGCGACTACCCCGGCGGTAACATCAACACCAGCACCCATTGCTGCTATGGCGTCTCCTTGAGTATAACTTTCGCTAAATGAAAAAGCCGATCCTGCGGTATTTATATCGTAAGTACCAACATCAAGAGTTGGTGCAGCAGTTGCACTTCCTGCTGTTAATGCACCAAAATGACCACTATTAGAAGTATCGACTTTTATATTAGAACCTGAGACTGTATAAGTACTTCCGAGCCTAGTTCCGCTTGTTGCTGCCCCGTTAACAGTTAACTGAGTACTCGTTGATAGACGATGAACCAAATCTGCACGTGCTTCTGGTGCAATAAATAATATTAATAATGGTAATAGTTTCCACATAGTTGGGATTAATACCTTGATGCTTTATAAGTTTACTTGAGGGTAAACTTAGTAAGTACTGCTACTATACGATGCCTGAAAATGTAAAAGAGGTTCAAAAAGACCATGAGAAAAAGAAAGGTCCTTTAGGGAAGATTAAAGAAGCTTTAATCCCAGACCAAGAAGAGCAGGCTGTAATAATATCTACAGCGGTCAGAATTGTTGTACTTGGCTGGTCTGGTGCAATATTAACTTTAAATTACGTTTCTATCCCAGGTATTCCTCAACAGAAGATAGATCCAACCTTCATAGCTAGCGTGTTTACTGGTGTTTTGGCGTCTTTTGGGATCCAAACAGCGAGTAAAAAAGGTGACGGAACTTATAAATCAAGTGGTGAAAGTAGTCAGGTAAGTAAAAAAGATATGGAGAAATTGATTGAGAAAGCTTCCGCTGTTGGTCCTGTTCAGACAATTAGAATTGAGCAGGCTCCATTAGTAGTTAAAGCTGAAGATCCTAAGGAAAATACTAAATACACTATGTAATTTCATAAGGTGTAGTTAATATGTAGTCGACATGCTTTTTTTGCGTGACGGATTTACATTGGGGATGGGTTTCTGTTGTTTCGAGGCGAAATACTTATTTAAAGAAACGTCCAGTGTCATTAGATGATTTGACTAATGATGAAAAAGCGAAAATTATGTCGGCGAGAGCTATTCGTCGTTGTCGGGTTTTAGATAGAATTGATGACCATACTCATTTAGAGACCGGATTGGGAGAATGGTGGTTTATCGATTCTCACTGGGATGGGTTGACAAATGAAAAGCCGAAGTTCCCATACGATACTGATGGTCATTTAAAGTTTTTAAAAGACTTTCCTTATACCCATCAAGATAGTGATGGAGATGGATGGAAATTATCTCAATCTGTAGCTATAACTATGTGTTTATGTTACTTAAATACTCCTGCTATTAATAGTCATGAAGCCTATTTAAAGGTGCTTAATAAGTATGGAAAGCCTACTTCTAGGCATGTAAATTCTCAGGCATTAAAAGATTTAGGTCTTCAAGCTTCTTACAGTTTTTCTTTTGACGATCAGGATATGAAAGAACAGCTTGATCAAGGTAAGCCTGTAATAGCAAAATTGTTGATCGATGGCGCGTTTTCTAGACCTGCAGGTCGGTATCAGTTTCTCGTTGTTACTGGTTACGGAGAAGATTACTGGTTAGTACAGAATCCTCTTGGTCAATTAGACGTTGAGAATGGTGGGTTTATGGATCAAGGAATCAATTCTGGGAAGGATAATCGATATAGTTTTGAACATATGAATCCTCGATTCATGTCAGAAGGGGGTTCTACAGGAGAATGTTGGTTTAATTTTCGAATTTTGAAGGAGCTTGGACGGTAAGTAGTCGCTATACTCATGGCAGTTATTCTTCTTTAAATATGCATGAGGATGTAAAGAAACAACTCAAAGAGCAGGCTGATGGCTTGCAAAAGGATATTAGAGCTGTAGAAGCTAATTTATTATTGCTTAAAGAGCAGTACTTGAAAGTCCAAGGTGCCTTAGAGTTGCTTGAGCATCTAAATAATGAAGAATCTAATAAAATAACTCAAACTGAGGAACAAAATGTTGAAGGAACTGACTCATAATCGATATCGTGCTCTTGAACTACTTGCGGAGCATATACGGTCTCCGTCTCGTCAATTATCTTTGGACGCTATTGTCAGCGATATTAGCGATGAAGATCTTCGTTGGGTTACAGGAAAGATTCACTATTATTTGCTGAGATTACTTGAAGAAGCAGAGACTGAATCTGTCGAGGAAGATCTTAATCTTGGGGTTTGTGATATTTAGATAAGTCTATGCATTTTACAGTTTTCTCAACTGCATATTGCCTGTGTTTGATTGTGAGCACGACCTTTTAGCGAATTTAATTGTTATATCTCCAAAAAATGCAAGACGTCGGTTCAGAACTCAGATATTTGAAAATTGGAATTGGAGATGTGCTTATTGTGATGAAGAATTAACGACTGAAAACGCTACTATTGATCACATTATTCCTAAATTTAAAGGTGGTCACCATGTAAGAAACAACATGTGCTGTTGTTGCTATTCATGTAATATCTCTAAAGG